TACGCATCCGGTCATCCGAGAGATTTGATAGGCTAATAAGAGCAGATCTACGGACTCCTCCGACCACGACAATCTCCGCAATTTTGCATACGATATCGTGGCATTCAATGGAGGTAAGTTTTCTCCCTGCCGCTCTCTTAAAAGTATCACAGGTGAATTGGAAAAGATCCTCAAGAGGCTTCGGTCCGGATGCTCTCCCACCAAAGGTTTTAAGGCGCGCCCCAGCAGGACGTACTTTACTAACGTCCCATTTCGGTATTTGACCTCCAATGAGTAAGGAGACAAGTTCCTTATAAGCTTTAGCCCAACCAGCCTTGCTATCTTGAACATGTATTGTGGTGTCGGAATCCGTAAACTCCTCCGCAATTGTTGGGAGTTTCTCGACAAATTGTTTCTCGACACTAAAACCAACCCCAGTACCGCACATAAGAATATATAAGATTTCATCAAAAGCCCTCACACGGTTAACTGCAACATAAGAACAATTGTAACCGGCGGTATTATCACGAAGTAATGCTTCGCCGGCGGTCATCAATGCTCTCATACTTGGCATAATTTCTAAATTAAGAACTGCTTGTCTTAATTCTTCTCTTTCCTCTTTTGTTATTTTAACTTTTAGTTCTTTTAAATGAGCGTCAAAAAAATTAAAATAACGATTTACCGTTTCTTCCCAAGTTTCTCTACGACCTTCTTCCTCAAGCCAACGTGAGTAGCGAGAAAGATGAATAAAGTCTTGATATAGAGTTGGTAAGTTTTTCATATGGTAAATCTCCTATAGTTAATAGTATAATGCAAACTGCTTGTTTGTCAATCGTTTAGTACGTTATTTAGTCTTTTAAAAAGAGCCACCGTCAATTGAATCAATTGTACTAATTCCAGAAGCGGTTACTGATATTTTATTACCTCTACCAGTTTTAGTTACAGTAAGCCCACTGCCAAAATCTATACTCCGTAGATTTTTTACAGTTTTTTGTCCATTTACATAAACATCTACATTTCCACCACCACTACTTTGTGCTGAAGTGTTTTGTGTTACTTGATCTGCTATTTGAGTAAGATAAACTTGTTCTATAGAAATATTTTTATCTTCTATTTTAAGTGGATAAGAGGCAGAAACTAAACCAATTTCTCCTTGTTCGCCCTTGTCTCCTTTTTCGCCCCTATCTCCCTTATCCCCTTTATCGCCTTTTGGACCAGGAATACCCTGTGAACCTATGTCCCCTTTTTCTCCTTTAATTCCCGGTAAACCTCTATCGCCTTTTTCTCCCTTAGCACCAGTCTCGCCCTTTTCTCCTGTATCGCCCTTTTCTCCTCGTTCTCCTTTAGGGCCGCGAGAACCACGCGCACCGGATGGACCAGATGGTCCCATAGATCCCGTGGCACCGGTATCTCCTTTTTCACCTTTTTCTCCTCTTTCGCCAGGTGTGCCAGGAGTGCCCTTATCGCCAGTATCTCCCTTATCGCCTCTATCGCCCTTTTCTCCCTGTAATCCATCGGGACCCCTTTCTCCGGGTTCGCCTTGTGGACCTTGTGGTCCTTGTGGTCCGGTATCGCCCTTTTCTCCTTTTTCCCCGCGATCACCAATAAATCCACGTTCACCACGGTCACCTTTATCACCTTTTTCTCCTTTTTGACCAGATGGCCCGGAGATCATAACAGGGGCTGGTGCAGGAAGTTGAGGAATACGTTCTTCCACCACTTCTGCTTTGGTGTCTACTATGATGCCTTCACTTGCAAGAACAAACAATTTATCAATTGTATTATCTTTACCGTTACTGTATTTATCATTTCCGCCAATAATTTTGAATATTTGGTTAGTACCTTCTTGCATGAAGTAATACTCGCCAATACCATTCAATTTAATAGTATACGGACGAACATCCTCTGCCAAAAACGCAAATGTTTCTGGCAATACCAATACATAAACCATATCCGCTTTCATCTCCCCCAGGTCCTTCGTTAAAAGGAATCTGTTATCTCGGAGAGTTGGTCCGGTTCCGTCCCATCTAGATAACTTGGCGTAGTTTATAGTGGGTTCTGGTGCGTTGTATGAGGAAAAGGATGGTAGCATATCTGTATTTATTTGCCAGTTAAAGCACTCCACGATACAGGATATAAGGGTTGTACGATGTCATAGATCGCTTGAGCATATTGGCGAACCTCCCATTGAGCATGGGGATCAATTCGTTGTGCATAAACTCTGGCATAAGCAGACAGAGAGCCAGTCCACCACCATTCCGTGTATGTGCCCTGCGGCAAAACGGATCTGGCTTGTTCTGGAGCAACCCCATCTGCAATCATTTTTTCATATGTCTCTAATGCATTTTTTGCAATATTAGACCAGGCTTTATTATATGAATTTACAGATTCGGAAGATTGCACAAAATCTTCGCTGCCTTGTTTTGCGCCATTTGTTGGTTTCGATCTCCATTGTGGACAATATACCTCTGGTGTGTCTGAAACATACCTACGGGAAACCTCATTTTCAACAAATCCAACCTTGTGTTTAAAAAGTTGAGTTCGAATAAAAATTGGGGCTTTAATTCGTAATGTAATTTGTGGATGTGCAAATGGTGTCCAGTGCTTGTGCTTTGCCAAGTAATTGATTAATTTAGCATCTTTTTCGCTAAATGCTTCGCTTTCTTTATTGAAAGAAACTCTTGCCGCATTTACTACGGTGAGGTCATCTCCCATGTGCATAACGTATTGTACAAATCCGTGATCAAGTAGGTTTATCTTTTTGTTCATCATCATCACCAAAATTAAATTCCACGCCATCTACTTCAACATAATCAAGAGCATAATCCCTGGCGCGTTTCCACATTTCTGGATCTACTGCTTTGATATACTCTGCAAACTTGATACCAAACTCAGCAACTGCTTCTGTGCTAAGTATCCATGCTTGCTGTTCTTCTGTTAAATTTTCGAATTCTACTTCAATTTCGTCCAAGTCGATAATTTCTTCATTTTCTTCCTCGGACCCTCCATCTGAGTAACTTGGGAATGATGGAGTTTCTTCCTGATCATCTGATTCAATTTCGTCTTCATCATAATATTCATCTTCCTCGTAATCGTCTTCGTAGTTTGACATTTAAACCTTCTTCCATTGAGAGAATCTAAGTCGTGCTTCTGGTCCAGAGTAAAGATTAGCATCAATCATTTTTTTCACTTCATTCGGAGTTCTGCCCCGAAGAATCATATCATTTACATCTTTACCAGTAACACTATTAGGCCATATGCAAACTGTCTTATTTGTATTTATCAATTTGAAATATTGCTGTACAACGTGTTTGTTTCTTGGTTCGTTGTCCAATACATAAACAAGTTTGCTTTTTCCGAACAACCGAGTATCAATTTCATGGTTCATACCCAATATTGCTATTGAGTTTGGAATAAACAATGAATCAATCGGTCCTTCCATCACATACACAATAGAATCAAAATCCACTCTGTCAACACCAAAACAAAGTTTTACATCTTCATCAAATTTAATGGTAACATATCGAATAGTATTATCATCTAATGCTCTACCTTGAAACCCAATCAATTCTTCTTTTTCATTTAGTATAGGAATAATAAGTCTGGGTTCATCTCCGACTTCTTTGTTGACAAACTTACCAACAAAATCCGAAAAACATTCTGTATAGTACAGATCATCCCAGTATTCTATTGGTATCTTTCTGCTAGTCACATATTGTTTACAAATATGAGTCTCATCTAGACTTGCAACTGTAGGAAGTCCAATTTTATCAAACTTTGGTGTTTCCATTTTGATCTTTGGTTTTTCATAATTGGAGTGTCCATTTTCACCATTTCTCCACCTCTCTAAAGAGTATTGTTTGCAGAGCGCAGGCGAAACTGTTTCCAAAAATCTAAAAATATTGGTGGATGCACCACAGTTATGACATCTGTAGAACATATCATTATTTTTTGAGAAAAAGTACCCTCTTGCTTTTGTTTTGTTCTTTTGTGAATCACCACAAATTGGACAACGACAATTAGCAAGCGTATCACTCTTCCACTTGAACATCTCAAGCATAGGAGATACTAGATTAATGTACTTTTTGTCTACTATTAATGACATTATTCAGAAAGATTAAAGGTTCTAATTGCCCATTCCTTCCACTCTGGTAGATCTTCATCGCGTATCACCGGCAAAGCGGCAAGACGCTCTTCTAAGGTGCGAGTATCATTTTCTCCGATAAACTGTAATTGCTTATATTCAGGCATCATTTATTTCCTCAAATTGCCAATCTTTTGCTTTACTAGCAAAACCCTTTCGTTTGAATTTATTATTGAGAGAATCTTCTCTCGTTACAACATCATCCTCTGCACCAGCACCAACTAATCCGACTTGTGCAGATTCATCCACGGTGTATAATTTCATCTTGGAGCGATTAATTCCAAGAATAAACTTACGGTTGGATGCAAGATCATTATACCGATTTTTTAATTGTTTGACCATGACTTGATTCATCTTATCTAAATCTTCTGTACGAATCATGGCAAACATGAAGTCTGCTGTTTGTGGCAAACCAAAAGATTCGGAAGTGTTTTCCAATCCTAGATCAGTGTTTGTATAACCATCCCGGTTTGTTTGTGTGGCAGTAAATATAGGAACATTTTGTTCTACAGCAAGACCACGCAATTCCTCTGCAATTCCCTTGATATAAGTGTAGGAGTTCACCATTGCTGCTTTGAACCGGCTAGAAGCACAAATGTTCAAGTAATCTACAAATATGATATCTGGAACAAACTTACGCTTCATCTTCAGTTCTTCTAGCAAGTGACGGAAATGATTTACATTAGAAGTACCAGTTGGATATTCTTTTACAATTAGTTTACCACTCACTCCACGAGTAGCATTGAACAATTTTTTGGCATACATTTCCTTTGGTAGTTGTTTTAAATCATCCAAAGTAATATCCATAATGTTTGCGTCTATGCGCTCTGCAATTCGTTCTTCTGCCATTTCACAAGTAATGTACAAAACATTCTTGTTTTGCATTAAACAATTAGCAGCATGATGGCACAAGAACAATGATTTACCAACACCAGTACCTGCGATCACTACATTAAGTGTTTTTTGTGGTGTGCCACGATTTGTAATTTGATTCATGTAATCCAAATCAAAAGGTATACGCTGTTCTACCGTGTGATAGAAATCATATCGCTTTTCCGCGTCCTTCAGATAATCGTGTCCAATATTGTTATCAAAAGAAACAGCCAATGCATCCGATAGAATAGACGGAAGTGCATTGACTGTTCGCTCCTTCGACTTACCTTCAATAATATGTACAGATTCTAGGATTGCATTAAAAATGGCTTTGTCTTTGCAAAACTTTTCGGTTTCATCTACCAACCAATTTTCATCTTGCTTAGTGCTGAAGTCAAAACCTTTTACTTTGCTATCAATATTATCAAACTCACTCTGTGTTAAATCAGAGCGTTCGGATAAACTGATCTTTAGCGCATCAACAGATGGTAAACTGTTATACTTCGTAAAAAACTCACCAATTGCCTTGAAAATGGCTTTATCGGTTCTTTCTTGAAAGTATTCTTCTTTTATGAAGGGTAGTACTCGTCTAACATATGGTTCGTTAGAGAGTAAGTTTTCTAATATTACTTTTTCTATACTCATTCATCAGACTCATTGTTGTCCTCTGAAGCAGTCTCCTCGCCGGCAGACTGCATGCCGTATTTAAATTCTGAAGCGGCTGCTTCTTCGAGTCTCTTCATTACATCATCTGTAAAGAACTTTTCTGGATTTTCTCGAATGTTCTTTTCAAATGCGGTCTTTCCATCAGGCAACTCAATACGAGTAGAAACTTTCTTGAAGATTCCGTACTTGAGTGCTAGATCTACTAATCCATAGTATCTATCTAACCCACTGTCATACTTTAGAAGAACATCTACCATTTTATTTTCTTTGGTAATTCTTCCCTTGTAGAGTTTGCAGTGTATCACATTTCCAACTACGGCACCATCACTATCCTTCTCTTTTCTCTTGGAGAGATATACAATGGTTGTGGCTGCATACTTAAGACCAGAACCACCACCCATTTCTTTTGTAGGAAACATTGAACCAACAACATCATATGTGTGATTGGTCATAACTAGCGGAACATTTGCCTTGCCCAACTTCAGAGTAAGAACTCGGAAAGTGGCTTTAATAACCTGGGCACGAGTCATATCCTTTGTAGTCTTACCTTCGGCAGTATCTGCCATTTCTTTATTTGTAGACAACATTCCAAGAGAATCTAAAACAATCATCATTGGCTTCTTATCCTTCTCTGGTAAAGCCAAATAAGAGTCTAGAATTGTAACTGCTTGGTGACGGAACTCCTCAACCGTGTTTACAGGGAATACGGCGACTCTAGATGAGTCTACGCCGCGTTCCTTAAACATTTGACTAGTGACTGCTTGTTCTGTATCAAAGTATAATACAGCACCATCTGGACGATCTTTTAAAAATTGACTTACAATTCCCAAAGTAAAGTATGTTTTGCCTGTCGCGCTCTCCCCCGCCAGAGCCATAATTTTATTGTCAGGCATACCACCGTAAATAGAACCACTAAGCAGAGCATTAAAAGCATAGCTCCCTGTATCCACAAACCCTTTGATATCACTTCCTTCGATTCCCTGATCAACGATAGAAGCAAATTCATTTTTTGATTCCTTAATAATATTCTTTAAAAAACTCATTCTCATTCTCCTTCTAGTTGTGTTCTGGCGTATTCCAAATCGGCAATTCTACAATTTAAATCATCAATTTGGTTTAGTGTTAGTTTTTTCATATCCATTTTAATGATAAGAGTGTATTCATCAATTTTATCATTAAGACACCTACGAATAATATCTTTTGCATCGTTTTTCATATAAATAAACTTTCTAGACTGCTTTCTTCTTTGATCTTCCAGTGAATAGTGTCTAGAATAATCTTGAGCGGTTCAACAAAACTCTTCTCAAACTGAGAAGTATAATCTATAAAACGATGTAAATCAAGTTCTTTTGGTAAAGTATTAATGAAAGAAATAACATCTTCGCCAATAGAATTGGGTTCTTTCAAGTAAACATACTTAACCTTTTCTCCATCCTTGATCAGTTCGTATTTCTTTGTTAACTTATTTGTTTTTAAATGATGATTGTATAATAAAGCGCCACGTACATGTATGGGCGTTGATTTACGATAGATCTTCGATCCATCTGCATATTCAGTCAAACCATTGCATCCTCTGGGGAAAGCCACAACTTCTGGTGGTTGTTTGTTAAAATTATCACGAAACTCTTCGACATATTTCCGAAGATCAGTTTCGCTTCCATTCATAATAATTTCAATTGCTTTGGTCAACCCCTCACGAACAATCTGTGGAGTAGAAGAACGAGTTGTTTCAATACCCATGATCTTCATTTCAGGTTTGTCAAGAAGAACATTGTCTTCGCCCATATACACATTCAACATATAACGCTTCTTTGCAGTCCAAATTCCTTTGTTGGAAATAGATTCCCGCTTCATATGCATTTTTTGAGCATATGCGTTCATGTTCTTGGCAAGTTCGTCATACTTACTTTCAATAAATGGATCTATAATTTCTTTGCACGCTTTGTCCAAAAACTTGACGATCTTTTTGTTGTCTGCATTTGGAATAGTTTTTTGGACAAGTTTATCCAGACAAAGATAAACGGAATCTGTGTCCGCTGCAATCACAAAATCAACATCCTTTGTACCGATTGTTTTGTTTAAGAACTTATTCAGTTCTCGCTCAATGTATTGAATTGATAATTGACCAGAAATTGTGATCGCTTCTGCCAAATCAAGATCATAGTACCGAAAATACTGATTACCAATAGCACCGAATGCGCTATTCAATTGAATTTTACGAACCAACTGAAAGTTGTGATACTTTGAGATGTCATTCTTCAATTGTTTGATCTTGCTAGCAGGAGCATCTTTCGATAAATTCTTCAATTCTGCTTTGCATTCCAACATCTTTTTCTTGTACATCTTGCGTTCTTCATACATGGTTTCCATGAGGTTGGGGAGGAATCCCTGCTTGTCTCTACGGAAAGTTACACCATTTGAAGCAAGACTTTCATTTCGATGCTTTACATCATTCATCAATTGAACACAATCAATGAATGTTGTAATTGGTTTACCATCTTCCCGGTCAAAGATGGCTTGTGGGTTCAAACTACCACGCTTACCATATGCAGTTTTGGTATCGGGTGAGATGTTGTATTGCATAATCAAATGAGGATAAAGAGAATCTAAGTCGAAAGACACAATCCACTTATGTTCACCGACTTGAGGATCTTTTACATAAGCACCCTCAAACTTTGTATCTTTTTCTTCTACTTCTTTTTGTGGAATTACAATATTTCGTTGATTCAAATAATGATATATGATCGTGTCCCAGGTTCTCACTTGAGAAAACACATCTCGTAAATTTACTTTTGCAGAATACGCCAAAGCAAGTGCGAGTTCTAGCAGGCGCAATTTTTCCTCTAGACGAAGAACAAGTTGAACATCTTTGTAATTATAGGCAACAAACTTGTCAAAGTCACCTTTATAGAATGCTTGAATGTTGTCGAATCCCTCAAAAGATGCTTTACGCTCACCCAATTCAACATGAGCAATATGATCTAGTTTGTAAGATTCTCGGTTTACAAAGGTAAACTTTCTATACAAATCAAAATAATCTAAAGTCGCAATACCAACAATATCATATACCACATGCTCTTGTTGTTTTACAACAGCAACACGAGTTTTAAGTTGTCCCCACGGAGATAATCTGTTCGGTGCCTTTTCATCAAGAACATTTGCAAGACGATGAATGATATACGGAATGTCAAAAAACTGTACATTCCATCCAGTGATAATGTCAAAATCTTTGTCTTGCCAAAACTGTAAAAACTGTTCCAACATCACATCTTCCTTTGTATAGGAATAAACATGATGATTGGAATCTACAGCAGATGCTTTACCCAAACAAAAAGTATAAGTTTGATCGTGTAAACGAATAGTAATTACATTGATTCGTTGATCTGCTTGTTCAATGTTTGGGAATCCGTTTTCACATTCTGTTTCAATATCCAAATACGCGACACGAAGTTGATTATAATCATAAGTAACTTCGCCGGGATACTCTTCTCCGATGAATTGATAAACGAAATCGTTGTTTCCATAAATTTCGAATCCTGATACATCTTTGTAGTCGTCAATGAACTTTCGAGTTTCATCAATGCTTCCAGGCTTAAAAGGTTCAACATACTTTCCCTCTAGTGTTGTCCATTCCGTTTTCTTATTTACTGCAGGCACAAATACCGTTGGTTGAAATGGTTCTGCGCGATGAATGCGTTTGGAACCATCATAACCACGGTACAAGATTCGGTTCCCCCGAATTGCAACATAAGTATAAAATTTGGACATTATTTAATTGGTTCAATTCTGATTGGATTTTTCGGATCTTCTACCAAAAACATTGGTTTAGACTCTTCATTACTAACTTGCTTTTGGTGCATGTAACAATAAAACAATATTGAATAGTTAATCATATCCAATATTGTATCAGTTAATTTTTCATCCGAAACAGCAAACTTTCCAGATTCTGTGAAAGAGGATAATCGGCTCATTTTATCTACCATTCTCACTAACATTCCCTTTTCCGTGGTAGTAATTCCCATTGCCTCAGTTCTAGTAAAATTGGCAAATGGTTCAATACCCTGATTGCCGGCATAATCATGATTTTTCTTTTTCATTAATTCTAACGCTTCTTTGCATAGAAGTTCATGATGCTTAAGTAATTCATCTCTAGTCATTTTGTACATAATATACTCCAAATTTATTGTTCTTTTGCTCTTGGTAAATTCATAAAAGGACAAGCACTAATTTTAACTTGATGTTCTTCAAATTTAGTCCCATCTTTGTGGACTCCTTGGAAATAATTTTTTTCCCAAATTTTTCTTCTTTCTTCTTGTGGTATAGAAGAATCCGATATTTTACTATTAATGGTTCTTCTAGAATCATGCCAATTATTATATTCTTTTTCTATTTCTTTATTATTTTTTATTGGTTCGGTTAATGCTGTAAATTTTTCAATGTATCCTCTTGGATATGGGAAAAATTGACAAACAACTTCGCCTGGTTGAAATACTACTGGGACATTTGGAGTGGTAATTTGCCAATTCATAGTAAATGTAAAAGGCAACCAATCGGTTTCAACTATTCCTGATAATGGAGTTGTATGTTCTTTTGGAACATTTATTGGTCCAGTAATGAATAAATTATGTCCTCTGCTTGTTCTAAACAACCAAGGTAGGGTAAATGTTATTATACCAGAACCAAAATGAGAAAAAGCATAACGCTTACCAATCGAATCTGAATATTTTATTTGTATAGCATTAGTGCTTGATTCACCATTCCAGATAGCAACAAAACCAAAATTTGCTTTAACTTGCCAACCTATACTATTTGCTGCTATTAAAGGCAAACATCTATAAGAAAATCTATTGGTGGTTTTATCCATCCAATCTCTTTGTGTATCCTTAGATGCTTGTATTAATTCGTATGCATTATCGTTGCAGGATTCACAAACAGAACCATTGAACATCTCATAAGCAACTATAAATGGATTATCATCATTCTCATAATCAAATTGTTTTTCTTCACTCATGCGTGTATTCCTGTTGATCCAAAGCCACCTACACGGTCGGTTTTTTGTCTTGGAGCAGTATAACACTCATTTATAGTGTAGTCAAGTGATTTTA